TTAATAGTATCACTCAACGGAGTAATTCAAAAAGCTGGTTCTTCCTTTACAGTATCAGGTTCTACTCTTACGTTCAGTTCAACTTTAGCAAGTTCAGATTCTATAGATTTTATTTTAGCACTTGGTAATGTTTTAGACATCGGTACACCAAGTGATGCAACAGTCACAAATGCAAAAACAAACTTTGTATCAACATCATCTGCGGCTGGATTACAAATTAAAGGCGATAATACTACTGCTGGAACTTTACAATTAAACTGTGAACAAAACTCACATGGAATTAAATTAAGATCGCCAGCACATAGTGCGGCACAATCGTACACTTTAACCTTTCCAACAACTGCTCCAAGTGCAGATAAAGCATTAATTACAGATGGTTCAGGTAATTTATCTTTTGGCGATGCTGGTGGTGGAAAAATTGGTCAAGTTAAAAATACTGATTCACAAGTAAACACAACAATAAGTAGTGATGCTGAGTTAATGTCTTTAGCAATTACGCCATCAGCAACAAGTTCAAAAATTTTTATTTTATTTTCGGGAACTGCTCAATTAGGTGCTAATGAATATGCAAGTTGGGATTTCTACAGAGGTTCATTGGCAAGTGGAACTAAAATACTTGATGGTGGCGAAACTGTTTTTAATGGAAACGACAATGTAAGATTAGGCTTTAGTATGCACTTTCTTGATAGCCCAAACACCACCTCTGCGACAACATACACAGTAGTTGGTGCGCCTATAAGTTCAACTGTTCAATATGGTGCAACAGCTAGGAACACTTTAACACTTATGGAGGTATTGGCTTAATGAGTATTCAAAAAGTAATAGATGCTATAAGAGAAATTGATTATTCTAAAAATTTTAAAATTGAGGGAACTGATATAGATGATTGTACTATTGAATGGATAAATGGTAGTACAGAAATAAGTAAAGACGATATAAAAGCAAAAATGCAAGATATAGAAGATAATGGCACAACTTTGCAACAAACAAAAAATTCTGGGAAAGCTAAATTAAAATCTGGCGAGGCATTAACTGATGCTGAAGTAAAAGCATTATTTGGAGTATAAATTATGTCAATAATTAAATTAAACGCAACAAGAGGATTAGAGGGTGCATTACCAGCAGTTAGTGGTGCGAGTTTGACAGGAATCACTGCTGGTATAAGTGAGGCAGATGAGTGGAGACTTACCTCAGATGTCTCAGGAGGTGCAAACCCAATAACAGGAACATGGGAAAGAAATGACACTAACATGGATAAAATTGGAACAGGAATGAGTGAAAGTAGTGGAGTGTTTACTTTTCCAAGCACAGGAATTTATGCTGTGAATTATCATGTTTACGCAACATTAAGTAGTGCGGCAGATAGAGTAGCAGATATGTATATACAAGCTTGTTCTGATGGTTCTACTTTCAATATTACTATCGGTTATCATTCTTTTAATTTATTTAATAGTGGTAGCAATACACATGGAGGAGGCGAAACTGGTGCGATTTTTGATTGTACAAATGTTTCAACTCATAAAGTAAGATTTGCAACAGGGTTTGGGAATGGTTCAACTCAGCTTAAAGGTTCAACTAACCAAAACTATACTTGGGTAAGATTTGTAAAATTAGGCGATACCTAATGTTATGCGAAATCCTTTTATTATTGGAATAATAATAGCATCAATACTAATTTGGTTTCTTAATGGTTTAATGAACTCTGCTCTTGGGGCAGATACAAATACAGTTTCATCAACAGTCGTAACAGATAAAGCACCACCAACTGCTAACGCACCATCAGTAGTTGTTAATAATTCTGATATATGCAAAACAGCAGTAGCTGGTGCAGTTCAGACTCAAATACTCGGTATAAGTTCTGGTGTTACAGTGCGTGATGAAAACTGCGAAAGATTAAAATTATCTCGCTCTCTTTATGCTATGGGCATGAAAGTTGCGGCAATATCTACTTTGTGTGCAGATTACCGAGTCTTTGATGCAATGTGGAATGCTGGAACTTATTGCCCATACAACGCAAGTATAGGAATTGATGCAAAAAATGGTTGGTTAGAAAATCAAGAAGATGTGCCTGAGGGTAGTTTAGTTTTTAAAAGTATTGAACAAAAAGAAAATTTAAAATTAACAGAAGAAAAAGAGGATTCAAATGGTTGGAAAGTTTTTTGGACTATTGCTACTTTTATGTTGGTTCCCCTTTTATAGTCAAGCAGTAGATTGTAATACAGATACAGTAGGATTATGCACTCCTACTATTGAACAAATTATTGAAGAAAGTTCTATTGAAACAATAGAATATGAATCAACAGGCTACACTATCACTACTGAAACTACCACTACAACAACAACAACGACCGTATCTAATGAGGATTCAACAGATTTATTAGATGGCAATAATGATTATGTTGTAAGTTCTAAAGAGGGCGACATGGACATTGATTGGGGAGGACAGGGTCCTGCGACAATGCCAAGTGGCAGTTCTTGTGGTCAATTAGGAACTGATAAATGTGCCATGATTACAGGAAGTGGTAACTCTACATCAAACATGGGTGTTAGTGGCATGGGTACGACATTCGTCAATACTATTGATATTTCTGATTTGAGTTTTGATAAAGGTGGGCGAACTAATTACACAATCAAAGTAGAAAAACAAGATGCACAAGATTCAATTTATATGCATATAACAGGCAAAAATGGACAAACAAATATATTTAGTGGTACTGATATTTTAAGTGCAAGTGGCACTAATAGTGGATTTCAAAGCTATCAAGGTGGTTTTGATTTTGGGGGTAGTTTAACTACCATTATAGTCGAGGTGGGTGGGCGAGATATAAATTTGGCAGTTGGTCCTATGTTTGATGATGTTACGATCAACGTATTATACAATGTAGTCAGTACAATAGTTCAAGAAACTATTACAAGTGTAGAGCAATTTATTGCTTTACAACCTGATGCACCAGAAGAAGTAATAGATGTTGTTGAAGATATTTTTGAAACAAATATTCCTGTTGAATCAGATGTTGGTATGGAGTTAGAACCGATTGAAGTTGAGGAAATAACTTACGAAAGTATAGAGATTGAGATAGCTGAAATAGAAATAGAAGAAATACAAGTTGCTAGTCTTGATGTATCAGATTCAGAAACTCTTGAAGTAAATGTTGTAGATGTTGAGCAAGAAATAGAAATGGAGTTGGAACTTGAGGTAGATTCAGAAGTAGATAGCCAAATGTCAACAGAAGAACCACAAGAAACAAACCAAGCAGAAAAAACAGAATCCTCACCTGATGCCTCAGAAACCAACGAAGAAGAAAACGAGGGAGCAACAACAGAAACCAACGATAAATCAAACGAGGAAGAAATCGAATCAGAATCCAAGTTAGCTGAAAAGCAGTCAGAAGAAAAGCAAGAAGAGCAATCAGAATCGAAAAACAAAAACGAACAATCCAAGACAGTATCGAAAAAACAATCATCAAAAGAAAAAGCAGCAAAAAAAGTTATGAAAAAAATTAATGATAAGCAAAAATATGATTCTTCCTCTCAATTAAAAACACTTGTTGTTATGCAAGTTCTTGCAGATAGTAAGACATTTTTTGATAGTCAACAACAACTAAATGATAGAGTAGATTTCTTTACAGATACAACTTTGCCAGATGCAGTAATTTCTGATAATGATATAGCAAGTTATTTTTTATTTGCTGGTAGTGATGGTTTAATGAATGAAATTATAGAAAGTCAGTATGAAAATTAGTGAAAATACATCAGTAAGCATGCCTATTAGGAACATGTTAATGATAATAGCTGGTGTAGTAGCTGGGGTGTTTGCATATACTGAACTTACAGGCAGATTGACAAGTTTAGAAACATCAAGAGAATTGTTTCAAGCTGACCTATTAAAAAAATCAGAGCAGTTACCTACCGATCAAGAGCAGTACATGTTGATTGAGGATTTATATAAAACTGTAGAAAAGCTACAAGAAACTCAAGAGCAAAATATGACAAACAAAGTCAATATAGAATTTACACAAACTCAACTTGAAAAGGCATTAGAAGATATTGAAAAATTAAAAGATAAGGTGCGAGAAAATGGAAAAATTAACTGAAGTTGTGATTGCTTTGCTAATGATAGTTCAAGGCGAAATCAAAGAACATAGAATACAAGAATCAATGAGTGATTGTTTAAAAGGTAAAAGAGTTGCCTCTCGTAATATTGGTAGTTCAGTTGAGTATCAATGTATAAAATCTATGGCAGAAATAGAGGTAGATAAATTAGGCAGTAAGCATATAAATAAATTAATATTAGATTAATGGCAAAAAAATTTAAAAATTATGAAGCACACGAACCTGTTCACCACAAAACAAGTATTGGTAGAAAACCAAGCAAAGCTAAAATGAACAAAGATACAAGACGTGGCTTTTCAAAAAAATACAGAGGACAAGGAAAATAATGGCTAAGCAACAAACAGAGATTGACATAGGTGGTATTAAATTCAAGGGAGGTAGGGTTTTCTTCATAATCACGATTTTGACTAGTTTTGTCGGAGTATTGTGGGGTGGGTTTGAGGCTTATCAAAGGTATCTTGATATGGAAGCGAAAATAAATTCTTTTGTTTCCCCAGATTTAAGTGGTTTTGATAAAAAATTAGAAGTCCTCGAAAGTGAATTTAATATGTTACAATCAGAAATAACAATAATTTTAGATGAAGTCGCTTTGGTAGCAGATGTTGCTAAAGAACTCAAAAACGACTTAAAAGCAGATGTTAGAAGAATTGAAACTATCGTTGAAGATGTAGAGCAAAGAGTTAAAGAAGATGGTAGAGAAAGTGCAAAAGATTTGAAAGAAGTTATTAATGAAATAAAAGATGACATGACCGAACTTGAAGATAAAGTAACTAAACAAATACAAAAAGCACTTGAAAATCCATTAAATAATATGAAATGAAATTTATAATTGTTTTATACATTTGTAGTATGGTTACCGGGACTTGTCCTACAAGTACGATAACTGCTTTACAATTTGACACCCATAATGATTGTGTTGAAGCTGGGTATAAATTAGCATATAATAGATACAAGAATTTGAATGAGTTAGAAGAATTAGATAAAGATTATATAGAAGAAAAAAAAATAGTAGTTAAGTTTGAATGTAGAGATATAAGAGTTAATGCGATATGAGTAAAATAACACCTAAAACAACAAAGGAACATATAGTAAATATCTATAACAAGATTGATTTGCTCGAAACAAATCACATTTACCATTTACAAAAAGAAGTAAAAAAACTTAATTATATTTTATGGACAATAGGATTCATGGTGGCAACTCAATTTATTTCATGGATATTAAGGATGGTACAATAATGGATTTAGAAACATTAAGAGAAGATATAATCAGAGAAGAGGGTGGTTTAATACTTAAACCATATCAAGATCATTTAGGATATTGGACAATCGGTGCTGGGCATTTGATTCGTGATGATGAAAAAGAAGAATTAATGCAACCTATAACTCAAGAAAGAGGAATAGAGTTGTTTATGAAAGATTTTAATATCGCATTAAAAGATATGGAAACTTTTACTGAGGGCATGGATATAGATGAAAATGCAAAAGAATGTGTGGCTCACATGGTTTTTCAGTTAGGGTTACCAAGATTGCAAAAATTTGTTAAATTCAAAGAATGCCTAAAAAATAAAGATTATGCTGGTGCAATGGTAGAAATGAAAGATTCAAGATGGTATAATCAAACCACTAACAGAGCAAATCGAATTATTGCTAAAATGCAAAAAAGTATTACTGTTGATGTTTAAATAGGAGTTCACATGGTTTTAGGAAAATTATTAAGTGGTGGTACTGTTAAGGCAGTAGCAAATGTTATTGATGATTTACATACGAGTGAAGAAGAAAAATTACAACTTAAAAATAGATTTGCTGAAATAGAAGCAAAACTAAAAGAAAAACAAATGTCTATAAACTTGGCTGATGCTTCAAGCACAGCTGGTGGCATAAGTGGATTTTTACAACGTGCTTGGCGACCATTGATTGGTATGAGTTGTGCATTAGCAATATTTTGGGAATATGTATTAAGTAAATTTATCTTATTTATTTGTGGGTTGTTTCAATATGAAGTTACAGGAATACCACAAATGGATATGGGCACTCTGATGCCTCTTGTCATGGCTTTACTTGGCATGTCGGGAATCAGATCGTTCGAGAAAATGAAGAAAATAAACACCGACAAATGAAAGGAGTAATTTATGGCTAGAAAATTTGTAGAACAGAAAATTACTAAATGGTGGCATGCATTTACAGAATTAAAATCGTGGGTGCAGATAGTGATTGCAGTAGCAGTAGTTGTTGCGGCACATAATTGGATATTACATTAAGGAGGAACTATGCCTAGACATTATGGTGGCAAAGGACATGGTGGCATGAAGAAAGGTAAAAAATCTAAAATGTCAAAAATGTCTAAGAAAAAAAAGAAAAGAAGATAAATTATGGTTAAAGTGGCATCTATTAAAAATATTGTAAAAGGTCTTAAACCAAGACAGAAAAAAACAATGAATAAACACGCAAAACATCATTCATTGAAACACATGCGGTCAATGGCTAGAGCAATGAAAAAAGGTGCCACTTTTGGACAAGCACATACTCGTGCTATGAGATCAGTAGGTAAATGAGTTCTGGATTTACAACTACTGCGACAATATCTGAATTAATTGATAAAAGACCTATAAAACGTGGTCGTAGGAAAAATAGGACTAAATACTCCAAAAAGATAGTGCAGAAAGGCTCATATAGAGCCTCTCAGACACTTTTAAGGGTAAAAGGTACCTAATACCCCCAAACTTCTTTTCTTGCCTTTACAAGAGCCTCTTCTCGCCAAATCCAATCATCTGGGTTTGGGATAAGTGTATTTTTGACATCATCACTTGTATTTACTGATTTTAGGTAGTTTCCCATAGCACATACTATCTGCTCACATACTTTGAATGGTGTATCATAGTCATCAATGCTAAAATCATAGAAATCAGCACCAGCTTTTTTACCAACTAAATACCACAATTTTTGAGTAGCATTTGTGCCTTTTTGATAAATAGATTGTTGCATAGCATGGGACATTGATACTCCTGTTGGTTTTCTGCCTGTTGTTTTCAAATCAATATAAAAATCTTCTTTTGTATTTTTATCTTCAAATTTGAAGTCAGTATAACCAATCAAAGGTATGCCTAAAATATCAATCTCAATCTTTTCTTGATATCCTGTAAGATTCCACGTCAAAGATTTATCTTTAAATGCCTCAATCCCTTTTAACAAAAGAAAATTTAATTTTTCTTTTTCATCTTGAGTTTTAGGATCGTTAAATCTTTTGACGTTAGCATCAAACTCCTCATGCATTTTAACAATAGCAATTTTATGATCTAGTCCATTCAATACCATGTTTAAACCAGATTCAACTGCTTTGCCTCGTTCTGCTGCGGCAGAAGATGGGAACTC